CAAATCCATGATTTTTTTGTGCCAGGCATAAATATATGTATGAGGCAGTAGGCTTCAACTTATAAAAGGAATTTTAAAATGGCACAATTTTCAAAAGTCAATGGTGACTTACTACCAGTATTACACTTAGACCAACCAGAGTACACAAACAGTGGTGCAAACGCTGTAACTTCAGGTCTACCTGTCCAACCACAAGGTCCTAAGCTAGACTTCTTCACAGTCACCGCTACTGGCGCATTGACAGGTACACAAGTTAGCTTGATCATCCAAGCTACACAACAACTAGCTACAGTTTATATGTACGAGTATACAAACACAAGCAATGACACAATTGCGATGGCTGTGTATCCATACGGAGCATGGACCGACACAACTCTTGATGCTGCTTGCACAAACGCATTGACAGCAGGTGGTGTTGCTAATAGCTTGTCTGTAACTACTTCAGCTACATTCTTCTACTGCTAATCAGTAGTCACAATAGAAAAACCCTAGAATTTCTAGGGTTTTTTTACCTCTATTAAATAGTGTTATGAGTTATACTATAACCTGCTATACATTGTTTGATATCACACAGACTAATGTACCTAATCGTCAGCGCCCACAAGTCGACCAAGATATGCAGGAATGGACATATAAACGCAATACACAGAGCAATTTTGATACTATTCAGCAAGTGATATCACTACGCAGCCAGCCTGAAAATGTCAGAAAACCCAGAAGAAATGATATCAGATTTGATGAATTCACTCAGTTTGGATTTCTGTTTGAGCAACTAGAAGATGAGACTTATCCATGCTGGTCATTTGATTTTACTATACAACATCCTAGTGTATTCAACGATGGGGTAGATGAATTGGGCGCACTATACCATGACTGCGATCAAGTACCCATGATAAAATGTCGCACAGAGTGGGAGAAACTTCCAGCTATGCTAGATAGCACGGATGAATTTAGAAATATATATTTTAAGGTATTGAAAGATGATTAATGACAAAATAATAGCGAAATTAGCAAAGACTATTAGCGCAGTGGATATGGAGAAATTAGAAGATTTGTCTATATCGCAGGATAGTGATGGTTCATACCATCTGTACAACAAGTACAGAATAACAAGAAATAACGAGATGTACCATGTAGAATTACATAGGGTAGCTGATAAAAAAGTATTCAATGTATTGAAGAACGCAGTAGCTTGGTGTTCATTTGATAAGAGGAACAATATCCAAGATTCAGACAGGATAGTTTATCTGGATAACAGATTAGCTGGTATCGAGGTAGAGATACAAGTACATCAGAAATTAGCGAAACACACTAAAAAGACAGAAGAAAAACTGATTTACCTAGCTAAGTTGGGTGAAGAAAAAATGGAACGAAAGATGATTAATGAAGAATTGTCTAAATATATACTTAATTCCCGTAATTGGCAAGAGAGAAGATTGAGTTCAAAATCCTCAATATCGTCATATAAATGATAAATACATTATAAATTTCTTTGGAAACAACTATGAAACTAACAGAACTTGCTAATAACCGCAGCTATGCTGCTAAGGCTCTAAAAGAGCAATATGAGATCCCTTTCAATGTAGATAAAATGTCTATGTCATCTACGCGAACCATGCTTACAAAAGTTCGTGGATTGATCAATGAGTCAAAACAATCTACACATATTCAAGGATCAGATCCTGCATACATGAAACTTGTTTTTATGGAACAAGCATTAAAAGATCATATGTATGAGTTGAAAAATGCTCCTAGATCACATATCGTGTTTGAGAATGAAGAAGTAGAGAAATCTCAAGTTGTATTAGCTGCACAAGACATGGTAGATCAAGTACAAAAGATGCTTGAAGATGTTGGTCAGATGCAAGTGAAAGAATTACCTGCATTAGTATCAAGCATTGAAAGCGAGATCGGTGTCAATGAGAGTCAGACTTATAACAATGAAGTTTCTGGACAATTAGACACATTATCTGCTTCATTGAAAGAAGCATCAAGTGCATTGAAGAATGCATTGAACGGATTGACTGGGCAAGCAGTAGATGCAGCATTTGATGCTGGTGCTGACATGGGTGCTGAGGTTGGCGCTGAAGCAGGCATGGATGCTGGTGTAGCTGCCGGTGAAGAGATGGCACCTCCAGAAGCTCCTGAAATGCCACCTCCAGAAGCTCCTGAAATGCCAGCAACGGGTGGAGTGGGTAGAGCAAAGAGATAATATGTTTCTCTTTGAATTAGAGGATCCTGAGGTTGTCAAATTCGCAGCCATCGTATCTCAATTAAAAAGCGATCTTGACAACGGTAACATGGATCCTAATTGGAATACCGACAAGTTGATTGATTACTTTCAACAGAACGGTATCAACTTAGATATAACCGATCTATATGACATGATCAAAAAACCACCATTGAACATGTTGATAAGCAACATCCAAGGTGACGATATCGTGTTCAAAGGTGAAGAATCTGCTGCCGCACAAAATCCAGATCAAACACAGAGCCAAGAAGTAGTAGACCAGATGGCTCAGAGTGCTATGAAGTAAAATGATAACTTTTACTGAAAAAGCATCAAACAAGATAAAACAAACACTCAACAAGCGCGGTAAGGGCTTGGGAATACGTATAGGTGTCAGAACTACTGGTTGCAGCGGTCTAGCATACATGATGGAATATGTTGACAGTTATGAATCAGAAGCAGGCGTCACTAACTTTGCTCAACATGATTTCATAGTTCTAGTAGATGAGAAAAGCCTAGCATACTTGAACGGAATGAACGTAGATTATGTACGCAATGGACTCAATGAGGGTTTTGAGTTCGGTAACCCTAACGAACGTGACAGATGCGGATGCGGTGAGAGTTTCAGAGTCTAACCAAATATATTGATTTATTTTATACTATTTGCTACAATCAGTTGATGTACAATCCAAACAAATACAAATATGAACCATTGAAGCGTGTAGAGATAGACGGTAAGCGTAGATACTCTACACCCGACGGGGAGAAACTTCCTAGCGTCACTACTATATTAGACGCGACTAAATCAGAAGAAAGCAAAAAAGCACTCAACGAATGGCGCAAACGAATGGGTGCTCAGAAAGCACAAGAGATAACTACCGAAGCAGCGGGCAGAGGCACACGGATGCACAAGTGGTTAGAAAACTATGTGAAGACTGGCAGTACTGGCGAACCTGGAAGCAATCCCTACAGTATTCAGAGTCATAACATGGCAAAAAGTATCATTGAACAAGGACTAGTGAGATGTACTGAATATTGGGGAACAGAAGTCCCATTGTACTTCCCTAAAATCTATGCAGGAACTACAGATTTATGCGGCATACATGATGGAAGCGAAGCTATCATGGACCACAAGCAATCAAATAAACTGAAAAAACGTGAGTGGATCGATGATTATTTCGTTCAATTAGCTGCATATGCTAACGCACACAATGAAGTACACGGTACGAAAATACGCAAAGGTGTGATTTTCATGTGTACTGCGGATAATGTTTACCAAGAATTCATCATGGAAGGTAATGAATTTGACGATTGGACCGATAAGTGGTTCAGACGGGTAGAGCAGTTCTACTTGCAAATCTTATAACATTTAGGACATCTAATTGATAAATAAGTGTGAGGAAGATTCACACTTATGGCCATTGTCCAAATTTCAAAAATGCAACAACGTGCAGGCAACTTGGTTGACCTGCCACAACTAGATAACGGTGAGTTAGGTTGGGCCGCCGACGCAAACAGACTATTCATCGGTCGTAGCGGCAATACATTCACTAGCGAGAATATAGAAGTATTAACATCTTATTCTGCTATCAGCTTGAGTCAGATAACCGGTAGCGACAGTGGAAATCTAAATATCAGTGCTGCACAGAACGGTCAGTTATTGACTTATGTCTCTAGCACTGACACTTGGGAAAACTATACAGGAAATTCTAGCCAGTTAGGTGGTGGAAAACTACAACTAGGTGATGTAGCAAATCTTGTGATGGATGGTGGTGCGAGTGGATATGTATTACAGACTGATGGATTAGGTAATCTAACTTGGACTGCACAGACAGGTGGTAGTGGTGGAGGCGGAGCAGGCGGCTCAAACACTACAGTTCAATTCAATGATTCTGGATTACCTAATGGTGTAGCAGCTTTCACCTTCAACAAAAATTCAAACACATTGACTGTATCAACAGGCAATATATTCACTAACAATGTGTATGCTAGTAGTTCGATGGGTATCGGTACTAGTTCACCGTCTTATAAATTACAAGTAGATGGTGGCAGGGCATTATTCAGTCCTACCAGTGAAGCGTATGCTGTAGGATTGAGATATAACACATCAACCAATGGTGTTTGGTTAGGGTCACCTTCTGCTAATGCATTTCAAATCTCTAATTTTGGCGGTAGTGCATACTTAAATATTGATAACGGTGGCAATGTAGGAATAGGCAATTCAAGTCCTGCACATAAATTAAGTGTTACAGGAACAGCTAACATAAGTGGTAATGCTAATGTAGGTAATCTGGGTACAGCACAAGTATTAGCAAGTGCTAATATAACTACCCCTCAATTCATATCTAATGTTGCAACAGGCACTGCACCATTCGTTGTGACAAGCACTACTCAAGTAGCAAACTTGAGTGTAGCAACAGCAGGTAGTGCGACTACAGCAGGTACAGTTACTACTAATGCACAACCAAACATCACTTCTACAGGTATTCTTACCTCATTAGAGGTAAGTGGAAATACATATCTAGCAACAAGTAGTGGTAACGTAGGTGTAGGAACTAATACTCCTACTACAAAATTTCAAGTGAATGGTACAATAACTTTACAAAATGGAAATTTTGTCGGGCCATCAAATAATAATGCTTTTACAATATCTGCTGATTCAACTGCAACAAGCGGTGGTTATATGCAGCTTTATAGTTCTGCATACGCAACACCAAATATAATCATATTCGGAACATCAGGAGTAGAAAAAGTGCGTATCAATGCTGACGGTAATGTAGGCATTGGTACAGGTTCACCTACTACAAAATTTCAAGTGGTCGGCGGAGCGATAATGCCAGCAACTGGAAACACTTCATCTTCTGGTATATTATTCCCACCTGATCCGGGTGGTGGTAGTGGCGATAGTGCATGGATACGTTATTATGCAGTTACTGGTGAAAATACAACCCTTGAACTCGGTACTAGCAATGACTCAACAGATAATATCGCATTGATGCCATCTGGTAATGTAGGTATTGGTACAACTTCTCCTACTGAAAAATTACAATTGGTAGGGTCAGCTATCATTTCAGGATCCATCACTGTAAACTCAGGTGCAGCAGACACCGCAATCATCAATGGTGCAGGGAATGCGATAGGTAATATCGGTTCATCAACCACATATTTCAATACAGTATTTGCTCAAGCAACATCAGCACTTTACGCTGACTTAGCAGAGATGTATGTAAGCGATGCTGAATATGCTCCGGGTACTGTATTAGAATTCGGGGGTCAACAAGAGGTCACACTAAGTACAAAGGATTCAAGTCGCAGAGTAGCCGGCGTAGTAAGTACCAATCCAGCACATATCATGAATTCTGGGCTGGAAGCGGAACATTCAGTGGCAGTAGCATTAATAGGTCGTGTTCCAACTTTGGTAGTTGGATCGGTAGCCAAAGGTGATATGATGGTATCAGCCGGGTCCGGTCGTGCTAGGGCAGAAGAAAATCCGATATTAGGATCTGTAATTGGTAAAGCACTAGAAAACTTCAATGGTATTGAGGGTGTGATAGAAATCGTAGTAGGAAGATCATAAAGAGAGGTGACAGTAAGTAAAGATTAATGCTAAATACTATAATAAAAGTAATTCTATTATGGCAGCATTAACTGTAAACAAAGGTGCGTTCTACCCAGGAGTGACGCAAAATATACTGACTACTGGCACTTCACAATTGAGTAACGCCGTCGGAGCAACCACATCAATCATCAGGATAACTTGTCAGCAAGACACTTATGTTCAGATAACAAACAGCAATGCTGCTGCACCAGCTACAACAGATAGTATGCTAATGCTAGGCGGCAGCACAGAGTTCATAACAGTACCTAGTCCCCCTCCTGCTCCGGCATCACCCCCAAATTCAACACCTGCTCCTGGTGTACAGTATCTAGCAGCTATTGCAGTATTGCAAGTTACTACACCCGGAATAGTAAGTATCACAGAATTGACTGGTTTCCCAGCACAACCCGGAGGTTAAAAATGCCAATAGGCAAACTATCATCAAAAGGTTTAGGACAATTAGGAGGTGGACTATCTATAGTTCAGCCCGGACATCCCGGTCTACCACCTCCGCCACCGAGGATCATTGGTGATTTGGTGTTAACAGATTCATTAGGGATTGAAGATGGATTCATCTTCACTGAAAATTTAGAAACGATTAGCGTAACTGCTCTCTAATCAATTATTGAGGATAAAAGAATAAAATGGCAAATACAACAATATATAATTTACCCGCGCTTAACACCGTCGATAGCACATCACTATTTCCGTTGAGTAGCAATGGTAGCGGAACACCAACAACTTATCAAGCGAGCATAGGTAATATCGGTAATGCGATCACCGGCAATCTCAGAATGTCTGGTGATAACATAACTTCTACCAACAATACGATCAATATAAGTGCTGATAGTAATGTTTGGAACTTTAATGCTAACGGCAATCTAACTCTGCCTGGACTATACGGTGCTCAACTTATAGTGAACCAGCTTGGTGGCCCAGGATTATTTACAGGCGGAGCAACTGCTCAACCAAGTTTAAATTATGGCGATCTTAGTAATGTTTTTGTTGGGGATAACATTGTTCTTACCACAGACTCTGGTAACAATACCTGGACCTTTGAGACAACCGGCTACTTACAAGTGCCTTCAAATGCCTCTCAGCCTGGACCAGGCACCATTGCCGCAGCCAATGGGTATCCGACAATATTAGCATACGGTAGCGGTGGAGGCATGGGTATTCACGGTGGCCCAGAACTAGATTGGATGGACGCTGATGACCCTGCTAATAATTTTGGTAATGCTAGTGTTCTCCGCAACACCATGTATCTAAATGGTGGCGGTCTTTATATTGGTATCAATGAAAACAACGTGGTTGGAAATGTTGCCCCAAATTGGCTTTTTGATCCCGAAGGGAATTTAACATTACCAGACGGTACTATTCTTCAAAACGGCGGCGGTATACAATATCCAGCCAGTGAAGATTACGAGTGGGATTTACACAGTAGCGATGGCAACGTTTATATAGGCTCTGTTGGTGATATGGCCTACATTGACACATACAGTCCTAATATTGGTGTTAGATTAAGAACAAATGATATCAATGATTGGATCTTTGATCCTTCTGGTAATCTAACATTACCAAATATCGCTAGTCCAAGCATCAACTACGCTAACGGAAGTCCTTATGGTGGTAGCGGAAATGCTAATACAGGTAATGTCACATTCAATGATCAGGTTGTGATAGGTACCGGAACCGACAACGGCGCTGGTGGATTATATCTAGCGCCGGGTACTAATAGTACAGCAAATCTACAATACTTGAGAGTGCGCGGAGGTGATTATCCCACACACATACACCTTGACACAGGCAACAATGCTTATTACGATCAATACTTTGGTGATGATTACAAGTTTATTATGCTTTCTAGTAGTGGTAACATCTTGATTAGGACCAACGATCTTGTAGGAAACACAGCACAATGGGATTTTGGCACAGATGGTAATCTAACACTACCAAATATTGCTAATCCAAGTATAAACTATGCTAACGGAAGTCCTTATGGCGGCAGCGGTAACGCTAATACAGGCAATGTGACATTTGATAATGTTAATGTCATTGGTACAGGAAACTTAAAATTACAACCAGATCCTGCTAACAGTGGTTCATATTTAGACATCTTCTTAACATCTGGTCCAGACCTTCACCTTGTTGCTAGTCAGAGCGCAAATCTTATATTAGGCAAAGACGACCAATCTAACGTAATGACCAGTTGGAACGGAAATGTGTATATTCAGGCTTGGGATCAAAATACCGGAGCTCCTAATATTTGGATCTTTGATGGCACCGGTAATATAACTGCCCCTGGGTATATCGTATTAGATGCTGGTACAGATGGTAATATTGATTCAACTGGCAATATTAATATCATATCTAATGTTAGTACATGGACCTTTGGCAGTGACGGTGAATTCTACTTGCCAACTGGTGGGCGTATTGGTGCTACCAAAGGTGGTACGATGCTTGACGGTGGAAATGGTAGTCTTGCAAGTTTAACTAGTTTTTATTCTAATGGATTTTATTCCGCTTGTTTTACTGCTCAAACTGATGGAAGTGCATATATTACGACTTATCCGGGAAGTGGATCAAATGTTTGGCAATTTGGCGTAGATGGTAATACAACATTCCCGTCAGATGGAAATGTCAATTTAGGTAATGTCATACAAGCATATCATGCTAACTTTGGATTAAGTGCATTTATTGGTAATGGTTCTGCTAATATATTTCTTAATTATGATGGTTCAGGAAACTTTAGTGGCAATTTAACTAGTGCTAATGCTAACTTAGGTAACTTGGCAACTGCTAATTATGTAAATGTCGCAAGCAATGTAGTCACTAGTAATCTATCAGTAAATCTAGACTTCAGTGGTAATACAGCCAACTTCACTGGTAATTTAACTAGTGCTAATGCTAACTTAGGTAACTTAGCAACTGCTAATTATGTAAATGTCGCAAGCAATGTAGTCACTAGTAATCTATCAGTAA